CGGGGGGGGGGGGGGGGTGCGGTGCGTGGGGGGCGCCGGGGGGGGGGGGGGGGCCCGGGGGGGGGGGGGGGGGGGGGGGGGGGCCTTGGGTTTGTTGGTCAGTCCTCGGCCAGCCAGGCGTTCGTTTCGGCGACGTACTGGGCGACGGCGGCGGCAACCTCGGGCGCGGGGGTGCGCTCGGCGGGGCCACGGTAGCCGCCCCAGATTTCGGCGGGCCACTCGACGCGGGGGATGTACCGTTCGACGAGCGGCCATTCCTTCGTGTTGTTGGTCGAGGCGCTGCCACCCGGAAGGGAGGAGTCGAAGACGATCAGGCTGATCTTGATCTCGTCCTGGTAGTCGCCGTAGATGACGGCGCGTGCGCCGTTGTCGAGGTCGGCGGCAATGAGGGCGCGGGGGCCGTCGAAACGCTCTGCCTTGGTCCAGGTCGCGGTGGTCATGATGTTGTCTCCTTCGTTGAGGTTCGGGGGGCTTGTCCCTCCCGATGACTCAACTATAGCTCGCGCGCAGGCTATTGTGCAAGCCAAGTTAGGGAGATGTGCGTCACATCCCGAGTTGTGGGGTCACGCCCCCCATGGCCACACTCATGGCCTCGGCGGCGCCCGCGTACGCATCGGGCGCGAGGTGACCATATACGTCAACGGTCGTCTGAATGGACTCGTGGCCCATGCGACGCTGAACCACGGGCAAGGGCACGCCGGCGGCGATCAGCGCCGACGCGTGCGAGTGCCTGAGATCATGCACGCGCGGACGCGGCGACAGACCCGCCGCATCACACGCCGGCCGCCAGATGTGATTATGGAACGGGGCCGACGTGATCGGGCCGCCACGTCGCGCGGTGAATACCAGCTCATCCGCCGCCTTACCCGCGAGCGCGCCGCGCAGCTCAGGGACCAGGGGCGCGGGGATGGTGACTGTTCGCCGCCCGCGCTTGGTTTTCGGGGCCCCGAGGTAGCGGGAGCTGTGTTCGCCGACCTTCCAGGCTTTGTTGACGCGGACGACGGGTTGCGCGACGTCGAGGTCGATGTCGGCGACCGTGAGGGCGGTTGCCTCACCGAAGCGCAGGCCTAGCCCGTACATTGCGGCGACGAAGGCTTGGTAATCGGCGGGGATCGCCGCGTGGAGGCGGGCGAACTCGTCGGGTGTTAGGAAGCGCATTTCGCGGGTGGTCGCGTCTTTGGGGAGGGGGACGGCCTTAGCCACGTTGCGGGGGATCACGTCTTCGTTGACGAGGCGTTGCAGGGCGGCGGACAGGAGGGCCTGGGCGTTTCGGATGGTCTTTGCGGACGGTGGCCGGCCGGTGGTGGCCCCGCGCGTGACGGGCGTGCGGCGCAGTTCGGCCACCCACTTCGTGACCGTGTGCCTGGTGAGCATGTCAACGGGGATGGGGCCGAGGTGGGGGTTGATACGGTCGCGCACGATCTGCCTGTACCTGCTGATCGTGCCGGGCGTTGCGGACGCGGCTAGGGCTTCGAGGTGGTGTTCGAGAGCCGCGGCGACGGTGGGCGTGTCAGCGGCTGCGAGGTCGTCGAGGCTACGCAGCTCGCGGGCCGCCGCGCCGCCGACGCGGTCAACGAGGTCGGCGAAGCGCTTGGCGCTCGCGGCATCGTAGAAGGTTTCCACGACAGGATTACGCCCACCCGCGCGGTAGCGGACACGGTACACGACGGTGCCGTCACGGTGCGTCACCGCCTTGACAGATGCCATGTTGCGCCGCCTTGCTTGATCTTAGGGTGTCTTGCTTGGTCTTGATTGTACTCCGCTTGACTAGCATGTGTGTCACGCAAGCGTGTCACGCGGCCCCCACAGCCTCACTTTACCGCAGAATAGTGCGGTTTTTGTTGTGAGGGTGTGGGGACCATGGCTCTGCACAGGGCGTTTTTGGGTTTGCGGTGCGGCGGCGGGGAAAGGTGCTGATTTTCTGCCGAAAAGTCTGGTTTTCTGACTGGCCTTGAATGGGCTTAAAACAGCGTTGCGTGACGTTGGGCGCGTGTCACGTGACACGCACCTAAAATCGCGCTCGCGTAGCGTTGCGCTCGCGGCTGGTTGTCTTGACACCTCGCCTCGCGTAGGGGCCGCGTGTGGAGACGTAGATGTGGGTGGGCCGAGGTAGAATAGGGGCAGTGTCCCCACACTTCCGCGAGGTTCCGTGTGGGGACTTCTCATATCGACGGCACGGCCTGGACGCAGTTGTGGGCGGCCAGTGGTAGAATTGCGGTAACCGATCGCTCGGTATCTTCGGGTAGCTGGGCGGTTCTCTCTTGGGTAAACCGCTTTCCCGAAGCGAGAGACCCGGCCACATGCGCTGGCCTCACATGCGCAGATCCCGCCGCCTCTGCAACTGATCGGGAAAGTCAGTGCAGGGGCGGCGGCATTTTGTCCCTAACGCGGGACACGCGTGCTACGATGAACGCGTGCATGAATATTGATACCAGGGTCGGCCCCCTGGGTTTGCCCGCGCGCACGGGCCTCCTAACCGCACATGCCCCCGCCGGACAAGCGCCCCGGCGGGGGCCTTGCTATATGCGCGGCGTTTTCGTGGCGCGGATGTCAAGCCACGGGCGCGCCGTCGAGGTCGGCGACAACCTCCTCATAGGTGCGACCAGTTTCGGCGGCCAATACGAGTTTCCAGGGTGTGAGGTCAAGGGCGTCGCAGATGCTCTGTAGGTCGGTCGTGCTCATTGATGAGACGCCTCGCAGGATGCGGTCAATACGGGCACGAGAGATGCCCGAGGCAGCGGCTAACGATCTGACTGTGCCCCGACGCGCCACATTCGCAGATGTGATTAGCGCAACAATGCGCCTCTCGAAATGGCTATTTTCCAGCGGTTTTTGTCCCATGGTCAACATTCTATGTCCCAAATTAGCGACACGTCTAGCCATTCAGGCTTGCATCTGTCTCATTTTGAGACATACTCGTATTGTCGCAATTTCGAGACAACCAAGTACCAAGTAAGGAGGTGCAAGCCTTGAAGGGAATCACAACCGCGATCCGCGAGAAGATCGCAGCTCGCAGCCTCTCGACCGCCATCGTCGCTAAGCGCCTCGGCATTGGTCGACAAACGTTTTCGAGGAAGCTCAACGGGCACGTTGATTTCTCACTCTCTGAGCTGACCCGCCTCGCGGAGATCCTCGGGACCACAGTCGCCGACCTCATGTGCCGAGCCGATCAGATCGCCAACGCCGACGTTGCACCGTCCACCGACGGCTACACCATCAAGGACACCCGCGACGACGTCGTCATCCTGCAGGCCCGCCGCGTTGACTTCGGAGGCGAGGCCGCGTGACCGAGATCCTCACCCTCGCCGAGGCCGCCGAAATGCTCAGACTCTCCCCCGCCGCCGTTCGCCGCCGCATCCGTGACGGGCAGATCGCCGCGTGGAACGAGAAGGGCCGGGCAGGCTGGCGCATCCCCGCCGACGCCCTGCAGGCCTACCAAGCACGGCACACGGTAGCCCCCGGCGAAGGCAGGATCACCGCCCGCAGCAACCGCAGCCAGGCAGCCCGCAAGGCAGCCGCCACACGCGCCGCCCAACGGGCCGCGTAACCCACAAAAGAAAATCGGGCCCCGCGAGGCTGCCACCCCGCGAGACCCACGCACGACCCCACATGAAAGGACAAAGATCGTGCAGATCAACGGTACCACCCTAACCCCAAGGCAGGCGCACCTCGTCCGCGCCGCCCTCCACCGCGAACAGGCGCGCACCCTCGACGCCATGAGGATGCTCGACATGCCCGCCGTCAACCCGAAGGCCCGCGACCACATCAGCGGCGCGTTCACGCTCACCATCGACGAGATCGGCGCCCTGATCGACCTCACGCACGCCGACCAGGAAGGGGCCGCGAAGTGACCACCGAGATGCTGATCCCCGCCAAGTACAAGGACGACATCGACCAGCTGCGCAACGGACACCACGGCTGGCACGGCCTCCGACACCGCCTCGCCTGGGCCGTCATGCCCCGCTGCATCCGCGACCTGACCATTGCCGGCCTCATGGTCGCCACCCACCCCGACGAAGTCATGAACGCCCTCTTCGAGAAGTCCCTGACTGAGTACGCGGACCAGGCCGCCGCCACCGAAGCCGACGAGGAGGCCCGCCGATGACGCTCGCCACCGTCGAATGGCTCCACAGCACGATCTGGTGGCTGCGACACCCCGGCACCCCCTGCACCGACAAGCGCGTTCGCCGCCTCATTCAGGAAGCCCGCATCAACGCACTGACCACCCCCGACAACGAATAGGAAACCGTAACGATGAACACCAAGAACACCACCAAGTACACGATCGCCGGCCTCGGCCTCACCATGGGCCTCGCCATCGCAGCCGCCGCGGCCCCCGCGCTCGCGGCCCCCACCACACCAGAGCCGATCAGCGCGCAGGTCACCAAGGCCACCTCATCCTCCCGTCAGACCTCCTCGGAGGTCAACGTCGAGGGCACCTGGGCCACCCCGCGCCTGACGGTCGGCTCGACCCTGACCGTTGGCAGCGTCGACGGCGGCTTCAACTGGCGGGCCAACTTCCCGTTCACCTTGGACGACGGCACCAAGATCGGGGAGTGCGTCGCCGACCAGGCACAGCTCATCTGCACGGTGACGGACGTGCCCGAAGCGTGGGCCGCGAAGGAGGACGTTACCGGCACGTTCCACGCCCGCGCCCAGCTCACGGACAAGGCCGTGGGAACCGAGAACACGCAGATCACCCTCAACGGCGAAACCGTCCGAACCCTCGTGTGGGGCGACAAGGACGGCACCGGCACCTGCACCAACGACTGCGCCGGCCCCGCTCACTACGAGTACGCCAAGCCCGAGAACGTGAAGTACGGGTGGACCAACCGCAACGGCTCCATTGGGTGGGGCATCCAGTGGAAGGTGGACGCCGGCGTCGAGTACACGATCACCGATGAGACGAACACGCTTCACACGGCTGTCAAGTGCAGCACCGGCCCGACCTGGGATCCCGCGACGACGTCGTGGACGGATGGCAAGCTGGACGACACCAAGCACACCCTGACCTTCACTCCCCCGACCGGGGCTCTCACGTGCGTGACCTTCCCTGACGCGACGCAGCCCATCGACGGCCAGACCACCTATACCAACCGCGCGACCATCAACGGCGCGTCTTTGGAGGCGACCGCGACGGTGAAGGCAGCCGGTGGCACGGACGGCGACGGCAACGTCAAGCCCACCCCGGCACCCGACCCGACACCGACCACGGAGCCTACGCACGAGCCTACTGAGCCGACTGTGAACCCTTCGGAAAAGCCGAATACTTCGCCGACCCCCGCGCCGAAGCCCTCGGACGAACCCCAGTCCACCCCGTCCACTGACCCGAAGCCCGAGCCGCGCGTCACCACCGAGCCGGTGCCCGTGCCTACGCACGCGACCCCGAAGCCCGAACCGAAGGCCGACACGCAGCCCGCGCCGGCCCCGGCGGCTCAGCTCGCCAAGACCGGCGCCACCCTCGACGGCATCACGGTCGCCCTCGGGTCTTTCGCCCTGGGCGCCCTGCTGGCCGCCGCCGGGTATGTCATCAACCGCCGCTACCTGGGAGGCAACGGACGATGACCACGAAGCACCCCGAAAACACGGTCACGCTCACCCTCGGCCTCTACGAACTCCACTGGCTGCGCGCCTACCTCAAGGATGCGCGCACCGACGCCTATGACGACCACCAGAAAGTCGAGCGCCTCCACACCGACGTGGCTATCCGCGCCGCAAAGGTAGCGCTCAACCAGGAGCTCGACAGCATGACGAAGGTCATCGAAGCCCTGGACGTCGCCGACGCCGCCGACGACGCCCGCGAAGCCCTCACGAAGAAGCTCGCCGCAATGACGCCTCCCGTCGCCTAACCCCTGCCCGTGTGGGGGCCGCCCCGCTGGCAGCCCGGCGGCCCCCACCACCTAATCAACCAAAGGACAAAAACCACCATGAGCTACGTGCCCGCATACAGCAAGACCGCACACACGGACGCGCTCGCCAACTTCGTGGCATCCACGTACACGAGCACACGCGAAGCCACCGCGCGCCTGCAAGCCATGCAGGACGCAGTCGCCAAGGCGCTCGCGGACATTGACAGTCTGCGCAGCACCCAGGACGACGACATCACGAACCGCCACCTGACGAACATCCGCGACGACCTCGCCGCCCTCATCGACGAAAGCCCCCGATCATGACCACCATCGGATCGCTGTTCACGGGCTACGGGGGCCTCGACATGGGTGTCACCATGGCCCTAGACCCGGATGCGCTCGCGGTCGGGACGCTCATCCAAGCAACGCGGACGGAGGAACGCTCATGAGACCCCCGATCCGCATACAGCGCAAACGCACTCGAGGCTGGCGTATGCCCGCGCACACCAAGTACGTGGGCCGGGGCAGCCTGTACGGCAACCCTTACCGAGTCGCCCGCACACGACGCGAGCTTGACGGCGGTGACCCCATGATCGTCGCCACGCCCGAGGAGGCAGTCGAGCGGTTCCGTGAGTGGATCGCGACAACGAAGGAGGGGCGCCACGTAGCGGACTCTGCCCGCCGTATCCTCTGGGGTCTTGACCTCGCGTGCTGGTGTCCACCGGGCCAGCCATGCCACGCAGATGTGCTCCTCGAGATCGCGAGCCCCCGTGGCCTGGCCGAATACGCCAACCCCTACTACCGGACGTGGGACAGGCCCGCCCCCACACAAGAACCACTGCACACAGACGAGGAAACAGCACGACTACGTTTGACCCGCTCGCCGGTCTTGACGGCGTGCAAACGTACCAGGAGCGCGTCATGGTGCGCGCCGTGCGCCTGACCCGCGACAACGCGGACGTGATCGCGAAGATCGCCCGCAAGACGGTCGCCTGCAGCGATTACGGCCTGATCTTCCTCACCGGGCCCGGTACCACCGTCTGGGCCATAGAAGGCGACATGATCGTCGCCACGCCTGGCCGGATGCGCGTCTCGAACCGAACGGCGACAGACTTCCGCGCCTGGTACACGCACGCGGGCGCGCCGATCAGCGAGGAGGATCTCGCATGAATGTGGATGACCTAGTGACGTGCCTACTTGAGGCGAGAGCGTCACTCAGAGAAGCCGAAGGCCTCGCCCACAATCTGGGTATCGGCCTTGCCATCGACGAAGAAACTTTGCACGTTGACCAGCTCATAATGCACGTGAGCGCGATAGGGGCATCATGACCACGGAACTGACCATTGGCGCGATTAACCCCGGCTACGGTGGCCTCCCTATCGGCGTGGCAGCCGCGCTGGGCGGCGCAACGCTCGCGTGGCACGCCCACCCCGGCCAGACCCCGGGCTGCCCCGGTCGCACGATCATGCGCTACCACCACCCGCACGCGGGCGCGCACACCGTCATCGACGCGATCCCCCCTATGGTGGATGTGCTCACCATCAACGGGTTCTCTGACTGGCTTGTCACCGGCGGCGCACTGATCGGCGGCGGCTACAAGCCTCCCCTGATCGTTGTCGAGGTGCGTTACCCGCGCGACGAAGCCCGCCCGATCTGCGAGTTCCTGGAAAAGTGTGGATATCGCGCAGTATGGGGAGCTGTGCGGGCGTGCGACGTGGGCGCCCCACACGTGCGGCCCCGTGTGTACGTGACCGCCGCCCGCGCGGACTGCGAAGCGCCCGCCGTGAACACCGCGTACCTGGACGCTGCTCGCGCGTTCAATCCACTGTGGCCCACGCCCGCCGTGGACGACACACCGCTCGTCTTGACCGCCTACCAGTGGGCGCTCGACGATCTCGCCGGCCACCCCGACAAGGCGCTCACTGGCAGCCTCGAACACTGGGGCAACGTCACCGGCGAACCTTACCCGTATCCCCTGTACACGACCCCGACGCCCGAAACACAGGGGAGCCCATCTCTCGGCTTCATCGAGTGGATGATGGGACTCCCCGTAGGGTACGTGTCAACGCCGAGCCTGCCCCTCACCCGCGCCGAACGGCTGCTGCTCCTGCAGGCCGGCACCGTGCCCCTGCAGGCCTCGCACGCAGTCGCTGTCGGCCTCAAACAGATGGGCGAGCAATGATCCGCCTCGCCCTCACCCTGCACCCCGCCGTATGGCTAACCGCTAACCAGCGGCTCCACTGGTCAACCAGGATGCGGCGAACGCGGATGCTGCGAGCCCTCGCAGCCAGCGAAGCACGCATCACCGGCGCAGCGGGCAAGCGGCTAGGGGCGTCCACGGTCACCGCCGTGATCGGCTACCCGACCTCCACTCGAGCGGACCCGGCGAACGCGGCGCCCGCAGTGAAGGCGATCATCGACGGCCTGGTCGACGCCCGCGTATGGGACGACGACGACCACCGGCACATCCCGAGCGTCGCTTTCACCCGTGACCCCAACAAATCGCCCAAGGGCACCCATAGTGTGACCCTAATAATTCAGGAACAGGAGACCCGCAAATGAAGCACTACACCAAAGGCCAGTTCACCGCGACATTCTTCCCCACTGACGGTATCCCCGCCGCCGCCGTGACCGCACTACTCGCACAGCTCAAGCCCGGCGCAGTCATCGACGACGCAGGCGTGGACCTCAACGGGCCGTTCACGGGCACGCGCCGCCTCATCATCAACTACCGCGAACCCGCCGAGAAGGAGGCCTGATATGCCCCGCAAACGTGAACCGACCGCGTATGTGGCGTTCACCCTCACCGACGACAGACCGATACTCCCGGAAGTCATACAACGGATGCTCGACGGAATGCCCCTCTACTCAGACATCGTCGAAATGCGTATCACCGAAGCCGACGGGCCAATTCCGAAGCGCCACGTCACCATCTGCTACACCACCACAATGCCCTGGGAGGACAACTGACATGCACGGGATCGAAACGCACACCAGCCACACCACGAAGCTCACCTGGAAATGCAGTAGTCCTCCACAGAAAGGCGAGCTAATTGACAGGCTAAAAGCCGCCATCCCTGCCTGTGCGACTGTCACAAATCTAGCGGCTGCCGTGGGGCCAGATAAGGACCTGGCGCCGATACAAACTCTCACTGTCACCTATGTGGGTGGCATTTTCGGCGGGTTTGGGCGGTGACCATGCCCCGGAAGATCGACCACAAGCGCATCAGCTTCAACGCCGCGTTCGGCATAAGCCCCAACCAGCTCGCCCGCGAAATCAACGCCCTACCCCCCACGGCACGCATCCTCACCATCGACGCCGTACCACGCGGATACAGCACGTGCGTTGACATCACCTACTACACGCAGCCGAAACGGAAGGCCGAAGATGCTTAGCGCCGTCCGTACCGAGCTACTCACGATCCGCATCGAACACGGCGCACGGGTCGACCCCGGCGAACTCATCGAAGCGCTACAGACCATCCCAGACGGCTGGGTGATCGCCGACATCAGCGGCTTCGCGGTCGCCGACTACCAGCAAATAGAGATCCGTATAGAGCCAGATGAAAGGACAAACTAATGGCACGTTTCAATTGGCCTGGCCGCTTCGCGGCCCTCCCCGCCACCTACTACGACGACCCCACAATTATCGCCGTCGGCCCCGCCGCCGAGCTGTGGTACGTGCGCGCCCTCGCCTGGTGCGCAGCCCACCCCGAAACCGACGGCGTAATCCCCCTCGAGGTCGCCGTCAACCGCCTCGGCATCCCCGGCGCAATGGCATGCGTGAACATGTGCGCCACTCACGGCCTTATCGCCAAAAACGACGATTCTGTGAGCGTGACATCGTGGGTGAAATGGAACGGTAAGTGGCGTGACATCCAGGAACGAGCCGCCGCAAGAGCCAGGGATTAGGAGGGAACAGCCGTGCGCATCCGAACCATCAAACCCGAATTCTGGCGAAGTGAGGACATCGCCGCCCTGAGCATCGAGGACCGGCTCCTATTCATCGGCCTATGGTCATACGTCGAGGACAACGGCGTGGGCCGCGACGAACCCCAACTCATCCAGTGCGACCTATACCCTCTCGACACATTCACTGAGGCCTCAGTGAGGACTCACGGAGGCCTCATGCGCCTCTCACAACAGGGTCTAATCACCCGTTTTGAGGGCCCCGACGGGCGTCGATACCTGCAAATCAACAGCTGGGACAAGCACCAGAAAATCAACCGACCGTCAAAACCGCGTTTTCCGCAATACAACGCCGAAAACTGCACACTCACTGAGGGCTCAGTGAGCCCTCACTGCACACTCACTGAGGGCTCACTCCCGGAACAGGGAACAGGGAACAGGGAACAGGGAACAGGGAAGGACACCCCTTTTAGCCCCCCTCACGAAACCGAACCCGCCCAGACCGCGAGCGCCGAGCTGGCAACCGTCGCCGCTGACGCGGCACCGGCAACCGCGAACGCCTCGAAGCCCTCGAAGTCATCGAAAGCCCGAGGGGCGCGCTTGCCCGACGGGTGGCAGCCCGATCAGGCTCTCGCGGACTGGACCCGCGCCAATGCGCCCGCCGCGGCGAACGCCCTCGAGGTTGACCGCTTCCGCGACTACTGGACCGCGCAGCCCGGCGCGAAGGGCCGCAAGACCGACTGGGCGGCGACGTGGCGCAACTGGGCCAGGCGGTGCCAGGAACAGCACACGCAGCCGAGCCGGGCCCCCGCACCGCGCAGCACGACCAGCGACCGCGTCAACGGCTGGCTCGCCCTCGCTGAGAGCCTCGACCCCAACCACCAGCCCACCAGCCAGCCCAGCCTGATCGCCATCGAAGGAGGCGCAGCATGAACACCACCGAAGCCGCACAAGTCCTCGCCAAGGCAGCCGCGTACGACAACCGCCAGCCCGACCAGGCCGCCGCTCTGGCTTGGGCCGAAGCCCTCGACCGGGACCTGCCCCTGCAGGATGCGCTGCGCATCGTGGGTGAGCATTACCGCGACGAGCGCGCCTGGGTCATGCCGGCGGACATCAACCGCCGCTGGCGCGCCCTCGGCAAGGCCAGGCTCGAAACCGCCCAGCGGATGGGCTTGCCCGAGCCGCCCGACGAGCTCGCAGACACCCCCGGCGACTGGGCGGCGTGGAAGAAAGCCCAGATTCGCGCCATCCGCGCCGGGTGCGACGCCACCCAGGCCGAAGCCCGCGCCTGGCACGCCATCCAACGCACACCCCGCCAGCGCCGCGAACTGCCCTCACAGCCACCGCCGCCCGAGTGGCAGGCCATGCTCGACGCAGCAACACCCCGCCAAGCCCCCAGGACGGGCCGCTGACGGGCAAACAGGGGCGGGGTGGTACCCACACCCACCCGAGGGTGCGAAAGGCCCGCAAAACGCCGCACAGCGAATCGACCGGGCGGGCAATAAATGCGCTCGCGGCCTCACACCAACCAGCCCACGCCACACAAACGGCGTGAAATCAACGAAAAGGACGCATCAACCATGGCAATCGAAGCAACGATCACCGGCAACCTGGGCGCCGACCCCGACGTCAGGTGGACCCAGGGCGGCCAGCAGGTCACCGAACTGCGGATCTGCGCGACCCCGCGCAGGCAACGCAGGGGCCAGGACGGCAAGCCTACGGGCGAGTGGGAGGACGCCGGGGCGCCCGTGTGGGTGCGCGCCGCCCTGTGGGGCGAGCGGCACTCGTGGATCGCCGAGACGTGCCGGAAGGGCGACCAGGTCGCCGTCGCCGGGGTGATCGCCAAGGCGGAGTTCACCGGCAAGGACGGGCAGCGCCACGAAGCCCTCGAGATCCTCAACCCGCGTTTCCTGGGCAGCACAGCCGCCCGCCGCCAGTACCAGGATCAGCGCGGCCAGGCCCCCGCACCCGGCAATGTCACGGGCCAGCCCGGCGGCGGCACACCCTGGGCCAACCAGCCCATGCCCACCGACCCCCCGTTTTAATCACCACTGCCCACCCCTCTAAAATCGGAAGGGAGACCCCCGCCAATGCCCACGCCAACGCAGATGCTCGCACAGATCGCAGCCTGGCTACCCGCCCTCGACGACGCCGCACACACCGCGACAGGCCTGCACTCACCCCGCCCAACCTCGGGCGGCCACAACGGCCACGGCGGGGGGCGCCCCCCACACCCCC